GCTTGTTCAAGGATGGCATCATCAACGTTGTCCAGATTGGAGAACACTTCGTTAATGGCAGAGCTAACTTGCTGGTTAGGCTTAAGACGGAATGTTGGATCTTGTTCAATGACGTGCATTGCTACACGAACAGCACGGGACGACATGTCCTTTTGAATCTTTGAATCTGTCAAAGCTGTAGCAGGATTGACTTCGTCCAAGATGCGACGACCTTCAATCTTGATGAACTCATCAACAACCTTGTCCATGTTCTCAGCGACAGGATCAGTCAAGATACGCTCAGTCGATGTGACTGGTGCGTTAGGATTTGTAGGAGACTTAGCTTTCTTCTTCAGGATGTCAGTGAGTTGTTCAGCACCAGACTTACCAGCAGGTACAGCCAATGTGCCTTTAGCTTCTACGAAACCACCAACAGAACTGAACAAAGCAGCAACGCCCATCTGACCAACATCAAGATCGGCAGGTTGTTCACCAAGAGCTTTAGCAACTTCTTGCTTCTTCTTTTGTTCAACAACGTTACCGCCAACACCGATGGCAGATTCAACACCCATTGTTGCTCCAGTAACAATAGCTGGAGTTACTGCAGTTTTAACGCCTTTAGCTGCGGCACCTAAGATCATCCTGCGACCAATGCTTGAAACACCGGGAGCGAAATAGTTAAATGGATCAGTGAAAGCAGCCTTGGCAATATCCAGATACGGAGATGCTCCGGGTTGACCACCTGCTTCTGTAGCACTTTTAACTTGTTCAAATAACTTCTCACCAAGAGCTAGTTTTTCTTTCTCAGGCAGTGAAGAATTCTTCAGCTTATTAAGTGCGGCAATATTAGAGAAGGTGTTCCAGTCATTACCACGCAACTCAGCCATGAAGTCGGCAACAAATGCTTCTTTGTTCTGACCTTCTTTGTACTCTTTACCAGTGGCAACTTTGTTGTAGTCGGTAACAATCTTGAACAAGTCAGGATTGGTGTAGAGTTCTTGGTAGTCAAACTTGGGTTTGTTGCGCTCTTCAATAGCAGCAGCTTGAACCTTCTGTAGTTCTGTAGCACGTTGACGTGGAGCAGCCATTGCTGGCTTGGTCAAATCTACAGCAGGCTTTGCAGGCTGTGCAGCAGCCATGCGTTCGATTTGTTGTGGTGTTGGTGCTGTAGGCTGCGTTGGCTTCGATGGAACGAGATCATCAAAAGAACCACCGGAAGATGGAATCAAATCAGCAAAGGCGCTGCCTCCACCTGTAGATGGAAGCAAGTCATCAAACATACCCATTTAAAACTCCTGACCAGTTTGTTCTTTAAATCGCTTAGCAACAGCATCGCGATTAGCACCACGAGCGATAGCGGCTTCAGCTTCTCTACGAAGGCTTGCAGCAGGTGTAGGCACAGCAGGTCTTGTTGGTCCAGCAGCGGCAGGTGCAGCAGCAGGTGTATCAGTACGCACAACAGCAGTGAACGAGTTCATCACAGAAGCAACATCACGGTTGAGTGGTTTACCTTCAGCGTCTGTGTAGAGCGACAAAGCGTTCTTAGCTGCAGTGGCCTGTGTCTCCAAGATCTGACGACGAAGAGTTTCGTTGTCGCCAATGTAGTCAATACCAACACTGCCGTCTGGTTTCTCAATGATGGCAAGCTGTTTAGTCTTAATCAAGTCACCATGCTTAGCAGCAACAGCACGTGCAACAGAAGCAGAAGTGAAGGTGTTCAATGTACCCAATGCAGGAATCTTGCCTTCGCCTTCACCGTCTTTAGTAACCTTCTTAGCCAATGCTTCAGCACGAACGTCAGCCATGAGCTTGTCGTATTCAGGCTTAGCAGCCTTACGGGTTGCAGCATCACCGAACATATAGCGATTCTTAATGTCAGCAATCTTGTTAGCAAACTCTGTTTGCTCAGGAGACATCTTGCTCTTCACATCTTTGAAGATCAACAAGTCGGCATTAGCTTCAGCAATACCTTTGGTGTCGTTTGCTCTCTTTGCGTTGACAAGTTTGACTTGAGCATCGTTAAGCTGCTGATCAAAGGTCTTGGCAGTCTTAACACCACCCATGTTGTATGTTGCTTTAACATCAATCTCAGGACGTTGATAGCCTTTAGCCGCCAACAACTCTTCATAGGAAACACCAAGAGCCTCTGCTGTTTGACGAGCAGACTTCTCTGCAGCGCGACTGCCTGCAATGTTTTTAAGATCGGTGACAACGTTGCCTGTTTCTTTGATGGCAAACGAAGCCTGTGCATCCTTCATTGCTTTAGGAACACGCAGGTTTTCTTTGATGAGATCAAGCGCTGTGCCCTTCACATTGTCATTGGAGATTGTTGCAATGTTTGACAGCTTGAATGTTGAAGGATCAAAGTTTTCTTTCTTGATCTGAGCAGTGACGTATTCCATCACAGGTTTCTTTGTTGCAACAGCAAGCAGTTCAGCTTCTGTGGCATTGGGATCGTAAGCTCTGAGTGTCTCAATGTTTGCCTTGAGTTCGTTTTCAAGCTTACGGTTTTCGGACAAGACAGTTTTGTAATTCTCATACAACACCTTGGCACCGTTAGCACCACGTGTAGCAGCAAGCTCTTCTTCTTTCTCAATAGAAGAAACAGCTTCTTTAGCAAAGCCACCCGCAAACGCTGTAAAATTAAATCCCATTACATATTCTCCACAGGTTTCTTAGACATTAGTCCAGACAATTTAACACGAGGTTCTACAATCTCTTCAGGTGCTGCTTTCTTTTCAGAAGCACTCTTGATTGCAGCGCGAGCAACACGCATGGGAATATCATCACCCTCAACAAGTTCATCAGGGAAGATGGTGTATTCAGCACCGTGCAGTTCAGCAACAGTCTTCAACATTTCAATGATGACAGGCATAACCAAGATGCCTGTGTCGATTGTGTGAATGCCTTTGTTGACACTAGACAACATCAACGCTTCAGCCATCGAAGCCAAAGGAACTTCTGTTTCAATAACATCTAAGATGTTGTTCATTGTGCTGGCAGAAGACAGGTTGTCAATATACCCTTGAGCAACATCGCTAAGCTTAACAAGCTTTGGAGGAGTTGTCCAAGGACGACCCTTAGCAGGGGCAGTCCAAGAGATGCCGGGTGGTACAGGTTTGATAACGTCAGCCGATGTAAAGTTATTTGCTGCCATTTTTCATTTCCTCTTTGGCTGTACGAATGCCTTGAACAAAGTTGGCAACGATGTCAAGATCGGTTGTTTCTTTTGACTGCATGGGCTTTGTAGAAGCCAACAGTCCAGAACCCTTTGTCTTCTTATTGCTCTTTGCTTCTAAAGTCTTTTCGATTTTAGAGATGTAGTCTTTAATGTGTTGCATTATTATTTCTTTCAGCTAAAGATCTTTTTGACAGTGTCCCAGTTCTCAACCACTTTGAAAGCCAACTGTCCCCAAGACGCACTAGAATCTGCATCAGCTTTAATCTGAGCAGCAGATGTGGCAGCACTCTTAGTGATAGTGGCAACAGCAATGTTTGTTACCCTGTCTTTTTCTTGTTCACCAGTCTTCCAAGACATCTCCAACAAATCACGATAGGTTTGGCTTTGCTGTGCATAAGCAGCAGCAGACAAATCAGTAGCGTTCTTAGCATTAACAGCATAGGCTGCATTGATTGAAGCAGTGTTAGCTGTTGAAATGTCTGCTAAGATTTTAGCATTAGCTACGTTGATCTGTGTAGACAAGTTAGCATTAAATTCTGCACGATCATTTGCTTCTTGGGTATTAAACTTAACAAGCTCGTTTGCAGCATCCATGTTAGCCAAAGCAACTTTGTTCTTCTCAGTGGCAGAAAACTGTTGAGCAGTCAAAGCCAATGATGCAGAAATCTTATCCGCATCAAGTTTGTTAGTGGCATTGGTTACACGTGCAGCATTTTCAAAACCAGCATCGCTAACAAGAGCGTCAGTCAACTCCTGTGCTTTAAACAAAGCAGTTTGTTGACGAGCATCCAAGTTCTTAACATCCATCTGCAAGAACGACTGAGCATTCACCACAGCAGCTTGCTGTCGGTTGTTCAGGTTCTGTGTTTCAAGACGAGAGATGGCGGCAGCTTTTTCAAGCACCAACGCATTACGCGATGACAAGTTGGCAATATCCATTGTGCTTGCCAGTCGAGCATTCTCAAGAGCAATGGTTGTCTGTGCATCAAAGTTCTTGTTTGCAATGTCAGAAATCTTTGCAGCATTCAACACACGAGTCTGAAACGTTTGATCAAACTCTTGACCCAAAAACTGAGCACGTTGTTGTGCAACCAATATTGCAGTTTGCTGACGGTTAGACAAGTTTGTCAATCCCATCTGTTCAAACACTTTAGCATCTGAAGCAGCGATAGGTGTTGCAGCTTCCAGTGTTGCCTGAATGATTGCTTGACCAGCCAAGCTACTAGCACCAAGACCACGTGCTGCCATCTGTGCAGTGGCTGTACGCAACGATGCAGCAGCCCAAGGTGGTGGAGCACCAGCGTCAAAGCTAGACAACAACTTATTGAGTTGACCCTGTGTAGTCATCTCTTCTGTGACAGTACCCTGTGCTGCCTGTGTCTGTGCTAAAGTTTGTTCAACCTTTGCCATATCGACAGCAGGACCAGACACCATTTCACCAGCTTGAGCTTGACGGACAGGAGCATTCTGAACCTGAGTGGCAACACCCTGTGCTGCTTCAAGACCAGACACCGCAGTTGTTGTAGGTTCTTGTGTTGCTGCTGCAACCTGTGCTTGCTCAGACACTGCACCTTGTTCAGCCTTCACACCCTCAAGGGCGGTGGTGACAGCAGGAGCAGCCGAAGCAGCAGTGATGGTTGGTGCAGCAATAGGAGCAGGAGCAGTGACACCAGTAGCCTCTACAGCAGCAACAGGTTGTGCTGCCACTGCAGGTGCTGCTGTAGTCTGCGCCACTTTCATCTCAGGTGTAACGTCTGTGGTAGCAGCTTCGTATGTTGTACCAACAGTATTCATTGTCGGCACTGCGCCACCAACAGCATACTTCTTAGGTTGAACAACACCGCCTTTAGCCATACGTTCAGCAAACTTAGAAGTGATGGCGCTATACTTCTGTGCGTCTGAAGGTGATGCAGCCAAGAACTCATCAAACATCTGCATAGGGCCGTCATAGCCCATCTTACGGGCTACGATTTCTTTTTGTTTTGATGTAAAGCTTTCAGCCATGTTGTTTTCCTATTACGCCACTAGACCGGGCAGGTATACAGTTTTACCATCTTTCATGACGGCTGTCATCACTTGACATTTAAGGTTGTCAGGATTATACGATACATGGACCCAGCCGCTATCAACAACACCGGGAGTATAAAACTCCAAGATCAACTGAGTAAACTTCAAGTTGTCTTTAATATATGTTGCCAACTCCATATTGGGCAAACCGGGAATTTCAATATCGGCAGCTTGACCTCTGCAATGATCACTAACTTTGCTACCACCAACAGCAGCATTCACTTCAGGGCTACGATAGCCGCTGCTAACTTTGACACCCTTACCGTAATGGTCACGTATAGGTTGCAACACATTGACAGCCAGTGTTTGTAAAGAGTCAATAATAGCTTGTGTGGGAACATTATTAAGTCCTTTGCGTAAAGCAGTTTCACTCTGTGTGAGTTCATTGAGACTGAAGTTTTTAGTGAGGTTCATTTTGTTTCCTTATTAGTGGGCCAAGATTTAATTAGGGTGTTTGCGTCAAGGGCGTGGCCGTCAGCTTTTCTTGCCAACTCTTCAAGAGCAACCGTACATTCTCCGAATACGGTGTTGACGGTTGTGGCGTAGTCTCTAACGGAAGTGCAGGTAGATGTACTGATGGCGGCGGCACTACGCTGGTTGTAGTCCCGCACCCAATCAAGCTGAGACTTAGCAGCAGCGGCAGCGTCAGCGTTTTGTTTAGCTTTGAGATTGGCTTGTACAAGGGCATCATCTTTCTTTTTCTGTAAACGAATGTTGTCATTCATCACTTCTGTTGTTGCAGCGGCAACCGCTACAGATTGTGCTGCCACCATTTCACTGATGACAGCGTCTTTGCGCCAACCCTGCACAGCAAAGCCTGCAGAGAATGACGCAGCAACTAAAGCGATGGTGAAGTAATTCACTCCATCTTCCCGCGAATGTATGCAGTAGCTGCCATGAAAGCAACAACGATGGTGCCCATAGCTGCACAGAATGTAGTAGCCAAACCCATCAATGCTGCCACCTTGTCGAGTTCAATGAAGGGGGCAGTCATAAAGATGATGATTGCAAATGGCATAAACATCGCAACCCAAGCCATGACACGTTGCTGGTCAGCAAGCTTATCCATGTTCTCCATCATCATCATTCGTTCAGATCGGTTGAGTTCTTCATCGGTGACAACGCCGTCACCATCAACATCGAACTGATTATACTTGGAATCTTTCTCAAGTGCTTTAGTCATCACCACCTCCTAATGGTATAAGGGATTTTATAAACTCAATTAGCGACTTGGAGTCGTCAACTGGTAAAACGTAGAGCATGTCGAGCACCCAGTCGGCAACGATGAGAGCGCAGCAGGTAATAAGGAAACGGTCGAACCCGAGCTTCCAGTCTGCGCCAACATCAAACCACTTGAGCAGCTTCCACACATCGTTAGCACCCGTACTTGCGGCAGAATGAGAACAATTCCCAACCACCCCACATCAGGCCGCAAAAGATCGCTACGGAAATGATTACAGCAATGGCCGTTTCAAGTTCCTCTTGATCTTTTTGTTTCTTGCGCCGTGCGTCTTCTTTGGCTTTGCCAGCAGCTTTAGCAGCTTCAGCTTCCATCACAGTTGCACGGGCTTTAATCTTCTGCCACACATCCATCTTGTTAGCGTTCCAGAACAAACGCTTCAAGTCTTCTTCAAACTCTTTCTGTGAATCAATGGCAAGCTCAATCTCTAAAGCCTTGCCCATAGAAGAACCACCGAACGTTCCAGCCTTTGCCGCTTCAGCAGAAGCAATGGCATTGGCTTTAGCGTCGAAGTATTTACCCAGCATAGGGGCCAATGCCTCCACGCTGTTGGCTGTAGCGCTGGCTTTCTTGACCAGCGACACTGCTTTGTTTACAGCGTCAAGCGCTGCTTCTGGATCTAACAACATTCCAATCATCGCAACAAACGCTCCGCAACAAACGTGAGAACACCTCCGAAGATGGAGGCGACAGTCATGCCCATCCAGAATCCACCCTTGCTCTGATTAGCAAGTTGTAGGAGTTCTTTAATGTCAGCATCCATTGAGTCAACCTTCTTTGTGAGGTTGTCAACGGTGCTGATTAGTTTGCCGTATTCGACAGGGTCGATCATATTATCCATGATTAACCTTGTTCGTCAGCAGGCAATGGTGTGTTGCCAGCCTCAAGCCACTTCAGGTACTCGGCGTAGTCTGAATTTTCAGGGTTGAAGGGTATGCAAATGTTTTGCCCGATGATGGTCACCGAACCAACTTCGCCTGTGTAGTTGTCGATTTGCAGTTTGTACTGAACGGTCATGTTTATAGCTCCGCAGAGGCAGCAATGTACCCAGATGTTGAGTTGTTTGCTTGAACTGTTACCGGCTTTCCGGCGGTGAGTGTGGAAGACCCCAAAGACGCATCAAATCCGATGGTATTGGAATTAGATAAAGCTGTTACTGATGAAAGGCTTGAAATTGCGGCAGCACCAAGACCGTCATACACACGAAGTGTTGAAAAATCTACAGAAGGCTGAGTACGCATCGTTACAGGTAAACGCACAACACAACCCTGAACTGAGTTGGATGCGTTTGCTACACCGTTACCCCAAGATGCAAAAGAAGCACCATCGGTTCCGAGTTTGATGTAATAACGCTGGCACATCATCAGTTCACGCCCGTAGTCCCTGCGCTCAAACGGGGATGCAACAGACCCTGCTTCCAGTTGGACTCCGGTGATCTGCCATGTAGCGGCAGCGTTGGACACAAGGTTTACAGAGCCACTGGTCTGAACCGCGCCACCAGCTTGCCATGTGTTGGCCGTGCCGCGCAGATTTGCACCAACCCCCAGAGACCAAGAAATGTTTAAAGAGGCATTAGCGCCGCTGCTATTCCAAGTCCCTGTTGTGTCGAGCGGAAGCGTGATCGTTTTGAATTCCCACGTATTTGCACTGTTGATCGTGTACGTTGCAACATAAGCGCGATTGAATGTTGGCGCGTTGCGTACACCAAGTCCGAACGTACCAGTCAGGCTGGATTTTGCCCAAAAGCTCAAAGTTACGGTGATTGCGTTAGCCGTACCCAAATTAAAGTCGGAAGTATTGTTGGCCTCAAACGTTGTCTGAAAGCCGTACTCGGTGGCAGCATTCCCCAGTGCATCTGTGTTGGCTACCGTGATGCGTACAGAGTTTGAAAAACCCGTGGGAGCATCCGTGACTTGCTGAAGCGTAAACGGAGTTGCCACACCGTTCAAGCCACCACAGTAAAAACGATCCATCTGATATGGATACGAAGTACCGGGTACGTTGACGCTGCTTGTGCCGTTTCTCTGTGAGATCACCATCGCACCGTTGATGATGCGGTTGCGAAAGCCCATCGAGTTCGCTGGAGCAGCTACGCCGTACAGGACAGCATTACTGCCACCTGAAGCGTCAGTGAATGAATTTGCTTTTACAGTGCTCATAATTTTCCTTAGTTATAACAAAAATATCATTGTGATTGTTGTGCATGTGTCATGCCCCATCGAACACGCAACCATATACGTTCGTGAAAGTAGTAATCAACCGTCAGTAGAACATGCAGTGCCGAAGCAAATCCAGCGCTTTTTAGTAGGTCACCAGTAAAAAGCCATGTCCAAAAAATAGTGAACAACCACGCTGTAATGCGATAACTGATTGCTCTAACAATTGTGCGTGTTTTGGTTTCAGTCATGCGTGTTCTTTAATTTTTGCAACAAGCTCTGGAGCAGTAATGTTATTAAAGTCCAAACCCATGTTGATTCGTACACTGCCCTGCGCGAAGTTATGGACTGAGTGCCACTCGAAATGATTGAAGACATACCAACGAAATGGCTGCATCACCGCAGTCACCACATGTTCTATTTTATCGTGGTCAGGAATTCGCAACGGATCAATAACTTCAAAATCTTCTGTGTTGCGATACCAGCGGGTTTCTTGTCCACTGCCTTGAAGCAACATAAACAGCGAGGCTCTACGCTTGTGTCCTTTGTGAGTACCAAGATAGTCTCCGTTGCTGGAAACTTGAAGCATCGGGGATGGCTCTCCCGGTGATATATCTTGCAACCACTGTGGCGCTAAGCTAACAATCTCCCGCCCAAGATCTTCTGGGAAGAAGTGCTGAGAAAACTGAATGGGTGTTAATCCATTCGACTGTTGATCAATTTGCCGCATCCGACGAAGAAGCTCACGAGTCTTTCGAGCGCCGATGAGTTTGGTCATATCAACTGGGTCATCAGGCTTCTTGAAATTGCTACGCCGTGGGAACATGTTGAGATTGTTGAGCGCCATGTCAAGCAGCTTCAAACCAAAATCGACACCAAAATTCAGACCGGTGTCGTAAACATACTTGTCTGTATCTGCATCATGTGCATGGGTATGAATCATGGTTTTTGCTCCAGCACCCTGCGAATAGCCAACGCCCAATAGTCATGAACTCGTCCATGCGAGTAATCAACCAACCCACCATTCTCGTGATGGCGGCGGTGCAGAAAAATTGGATTAAACAGCGCAGCAAGCCACACACTGTCGATTGCTTTGTTTTTACCGGGCAGACTTGGCGAGTGCGAAAATGCATTGAGCAGCAACCCGTTCTGAATGGAAAGCAGACAAGCCAGTGCAACAGGGTAAAAGAGCCAGTCTGTGAAGATGAACATTGCGCTGTGAAATATTACTGGCACCATCCACTCCACTTTGCGAAACGGTCCCATCCACGGGTACTCACGCAGTAAATCAGCCACCGCTGCTGCATCACGTGGTGATGGCTTCCACGTCAATAGCCAGCCCATGTAAGCGTGGAAACGTCCGTGGATCGGACTGTGCGGATCACGCTCGGTATCAGGGTGCCTGTGATGCAGACGGTGAATCATCGCTGATCGAAGTGGGTCGCCAAAAAAGCTGATTGATGCGATTGCCGTAGCAACAGGTGGGTACCAACGCACCGGTTTAAATGCCCTGTGTGCAAACAGTTTGTGGTAGCCTGCACTTTGCCCAAGTTGGTGAATGGGGAAGTACAATGCAAAGCCGACCAATAGCGTCATCAGCCAGTTATCACTTGTGAACATGTGCCATAAGACCAGCAAGGTCATGACTGGCACCAGAACAAACATCTTAAAAATGCCACCGCGCATCAGATGGCCCTCTTTCTCAATAGCCAAATGAAGAATCCACCGGTATCAATCTCATACCACTTGTTCGCATAGACGGGCTTGCGAGCGTTGTCATGATGATCGTCATGAATCCACTCACCACCCATCGGGGCAAAGAACTCTAAGTACCAGCGGTTTGTTGCTTTACCACTTGAATGGCTGAACGCCCTGTGCAGACCATTTGCGAGCGACAGGGTGAACATCGGCACAAGCCCAATCCAGATCATCGCATCAACTGAGACGCTGAGCAAGATCAAGTTCCAAACAATGATGAGCAGCACCGAGTAATTGAACAAAGCTTCATGCTTGCCGTCACGGAACCACTTTGTTGCCACCAAGTGACGAGGCGGCGGGTTGCGATACGTGGCTGTAAACACACCCTTCCACCCCTTAAGGTGGGGATCTTTGTCGGTGTCTGCATAGGCGTGATGTGCAGAGTGCATAACCGCCCATTGAAGCGGTGTGGCGTAGTTGTAGATCGTGGGAATGATCGACAGCACCCACATGAAGTCTTTGTTGGCTTCAAAAGCTTTGTGACAGAAGTATCGGTGAACAACAGCCGAGAACAGTGAAATAGCCAAAACGTGAACAAAGAGCGAAACCCAAGCCCATTGATAACTTCCCTGCATAAGACCAGCCACAAGTGCAATAGCGCCCACCAAGTAGAACACGTTTGCAGAGTTCTTGGTCATGTGGAAAATGTCTACACGGTACATGTTAATTAGGCAACGTTTTCGCGGTCAAACCGCATTGCATAAACCGGCGCATCAACGGCCAGCAAGTCTGATGCGTTCGACACTCGGACTGCGACTGGACTGTCTACGTTGTTGCCCGAGAAGCTTGCGCTACCGGAACACACAAAGATTAAGTTGCCGTTGGCGACAGGCATACTTTCTCCGGGTTGCAGCCGGATGTACTCAACCGCCGGAAGAGACTTGTTTGATGGAACACTCACGCACCACCACTCAGCGTCTTCCTGAACAGTCATCTTCATGGTCACTGAAGGCACAGGGTTCGGTAGCATGTCGTTGCCAAAACCAACCACGCGAGTAGCTGCTGGAGTGTTGGAGTCACCATCTTGATGACCAGTGATTCGACCCTTTGTATATAGGGTTTGTGCTGAGAGACGGTGATGTGCCGCCTCACGACGAACCTCAATGTCAAACTGCTCCCCGGCATCGGCAGTCCCTTTGTGGATTACCCAGCCAAAGACTTCGTGCCGCTGGTGTTTCACAGCACCACCTCATCGATGACTACGGTGTTTGTTCCAACGGATTGAACAGTCGGCTCAGGCTCTGGATCTGGAGCAACAGTGCCCTGCACACCAACCATAGGAACCTGAACTGGTCGCGCCAACTCAAGCCACAGCGGTACAGGAGCGAACGCTTTGATGACATCCTCAAGCGACTCGCCCTCAAACGGCAGTCGTGCGCCAATGTGCATGGTCTGATGACCAGATGCAGAATAGACGACCTCCATGCAACGGGCTGATTCGTCAACGTTGACGATCTCGTATGTATATTCAATGCTCATGAAATTGCTCCTAAACGTGTTCCTGTTGCCACCCATGTGATGTTACCGTTGCCAGATACCGCCGCTCCTGCGCTGCCGCCTGCGCCGCCGTAAATGCTGGCATAAGACCCGCCTGCTCCGCCTGCACCCCAGCCACCGCCAGACCCTCCAGACCCACCTGTTGATTGATTATTATCTTTGGCGTTACCAGCAGTGCCGCCGCCGCCACCTGCGCCGGGACCAGATGAGGTACCCGCAGCACCCGCTGATCCTCCAGAAGACCCAGCCACGTAGCCCCTGACTCCACCTGCTGAGTTGGTAAGACCCGTCCTACCGCCACCACCACCTCCAGCCGGACTAATAACGCCAGCATTAGATCCACAGCCGCCACCACCGCCACCACCGCCGCCACCTGCGACAGTTCCTGCGTTATTGATAGAAACGCCAGCACTGACAGACAGCGCAAGCCCGCCCCCGAAACCGCCTTGGCCGTAGTTTGAGTACGGCGGTTGCCGATAGTCACCACCACCGCCACCACCAGCACCACCCATACCAACGATGAACCCGTTATTCACAAGCTCAACACCACCGGGGAATGACCCGTTGATTATAAGGGCTGGCGTTGCTGTACTGTTACTGGAGATGTAAACACCTGATCCAATTGTGGCAACAACTTTGCTAGACTGGTCCCATCCAGCGTTGACAGCCAACGTGCGAAGGTTTGCATTGGTTTGATTGCTGGAGATTGTAAACGCAAACTGGTTGGCCTTGCCATAACCATCGCTCATAGTGATGGCACCGCTGGCCTTGCCGAACAAAGTACGCACCACGCTGTCGTTTAGGCTGATCTGTGCAGTCGAAGACAGACCCAACTCAGTGTTGATCTGTGAAAATGAAATAGCACCAGATGACGGTAATGCCATGCTTACACCGTGCCGTAGGCTGTAACGTTATCTTTAGCTACGATGGCACCTGCCGATGTAATTTTGAATACAGATGTTCCACCGTATTTAAACAGCAGATCTGTACCAGACTGTTCAATGGTCCATCCAGCACCAATGCTCACTGTACTAGCTGACATAGCTTGTCCAGATACAAACAGTGTACCTGCAGCGTCAGGCAGTGATAGTGTGCGGTCAGTGTTGGTGTTAGGGGCAGCAATGGTCAGCGTACCTGTGCCGCTGGCGTTGCCTGATAATGCGATTTTTGACAATTTATGCTCCTTCCAGCGAGGTTAAACGAGCGTCCAGTGCAGTGACTCGGGCGGTCAGGGCGGTGATGATGGCTTGCTGTTCTTGGATGGCTTTGACCAAAACTGCTGCAATTGAGCCGTAATCAACACCATACCAATCGTCACCATGTTCATCTGTTCTTGTTACATGAACCACCTCTGGAATAATCGGCAACAATTCTTGAGCGATAAAACCAATCGCATGGCTTTCATCTGAATTTACATCGTACTGTCGTGCTTGCATTGACAAAACAGTATTTAAGCCATAACCAATGTCGGTAATGTTTTCTTTGCCGCGAGCATCAGATGCGTTAGTCCAAACCCCAGATGTAGACAGAGTTGCAGGAGATCCGCCTCCAGCAGAACCGTAATACCAACTAAATGTTTTTGCACCAGTAGATCTGTTGACAAACTCAATGGTAGATGAACCAGAAGCAAAATTCATCTGGTTGCCGTTTTGAGAATATGAGCCGTTATTGGTAATTAAAGCAGACGCAACTTGGCTCGTCGTCCCCACCAGCAAGTTACCGCTGGAGTCGATACGGGCGCGTTCGTTGTTGCCGTTTGTGTAGACACGGAAGCCATTGCCAGCCGTTGCATAAACAGTAAGGTCTTGCGAAGTGCTGCCAAGCAAAGAGCCAATTGTTCCAAAGTAGCCAGCATCAACGCCGCCAGTTCTAATTGCAAGGTTGCTGCCCCAAGCGCTGGCGTTAGTGTTGTTAATTGCGAGGGTAGTTGCCGCAGCAGAGGACTGAATAAGTGCGGTGGTTGTCGCATCAGAAACAACGTGCAGCTTTGCAGCAGGCGAACTCGTCCCAATACCCACGTTGCCGCTAGTAGTAGTCACCAGCGTATTCGCAGGGGTTGTATCGGCAAAGACTACACCGTCACCTGTGTAGCCGCCATCATTGGCAATGCCCGTTGTACCGTTAATTGTTACTGTCATAATGTTCCCTTAAACAACTGTCCACACGGAACCAGAAGATACCGTCACAGTTATACCAGAAGCTACAGCAACAGGGCCGAATGAACCACCGTTATCGCCTGAAGCAATGGTGTAGTCTTCACTAATTGTAGCACTATTAACTATAATACCGTTACTAGCACGTGGAGCTTTTACACTCAACTCACCTGTGCTAGGCTTGAACAGATAGTTATCATTGCTAGTATAAACACTTGTAGCAGTTCCTGTTGTTGCAGCAGCAAACAATGGATACAAGTTTGTTGAAGTCGAGGTGTCGTTGCTGATAGAAGAGCCACCAACAGACGACCATGTTGTACCGTTGTGTCCTTCAAACTCTGACGTGCTTGTGTTGAATCGCAACTTACCAGCAGCACCAGTAGGACGCTCTGCTGTCGTACCTGTAGAAAGCTTAACCGCACCTGTCGAGTTAAACGAAGAATCAGCAGAGGCTGTTACAGAAGTGAATGCACCAGCAGCCGCTGTCGTGCCACCAATAGCCATGTTGTTAATTGTGCCGCCAGTTAGTGTGGCACCAGAACTCGACAACGTATTGAGTGTGGCAGTGGACGATGCTTCCAATGTAGTGAACGCACCAGTGGCAGGTGTTGTAGCACCAACAGTGCCGTTGATGTTGATCGACGCTGTACCAGTTAGGTTGGTCACAGTGCCGCTTGATGGTGTACCCAATGCACCATTGAACAACACAGGAGCACCAGCAGAGCCTGCATTGACAGCCAACGCTGTAGCAATACCAGTACCCAATCCAGAAACACCTGTAGCAATTGGCAAACCTGTAGCGTTTGTCAGCGTAGCACTAGACGGTGTACCCAATGCAGGAGTCACCAATGTAGGGCTGTTAGCGAACACGAGAGCACCAGTACCTGTTTCATCAGAAACAGCAGAGGCGAGATTGGCAGAGCTTGGTGTAGCCAAGAATGTAGCAACACCAGTACCTAAGCCAGAGATGCCTGTAGCAACTGGCAAACCTGTAGCGTTTGTCAATGTACCGCTAGAAGGTGTGCCCAACGCACCACCGTTTACAACAGCAGCACCAGCAGAACCAACGTTTACAGCCAATGCTGTAGCAACACCAGTGCCCAAACCACTGACACCCGATGCAATAGGAAGACCTGTAGCGTTTGTCAATGTACCGCTAGAGGGCGTACCCAATGCACCGCCGTTGACAACAGCAGCGCCAGCAGAGCCAATGTTTACAGCCAATGCTGTGGCAACACCAGTGCCTAAACCGCTAACGCCTGTAGCGATAGGAAGACCTGTAGCATTTGTCAGTGTAGCCGATGCGGGTGTACCGAGAGCAGGGGTGACCAGTGTTGGACTGTTAGCAAACACCAAAGCGCCAGTGCCTGTCTCGTCAGAAACAGCAGAAGCAAGATTGGCAGATGAGGGAGTAGCCAAGAATGTGGCAACACCAGTACCCAAACCGGAAATACCAGTTGCAACAGGAAGACCTGTGGCGTTTGTCAGAGTTGCAGACGATGGTGTACCCAACGCAGGTGTAACCAATGTCGGGCTATTGGCAAACACCAAAGCGCCAGTGCCTGTTTCGTCAGTTACAGCGGAAGCAAGGTTGGAAGAAGAAGGTGTAGCTAAGAATGTGGCAACGCCAGCAGCTAAGCCTGAAATGCCGCTGGCAACAGGAAGACCTGTAGCGTTTGTCAGAGTGACGCTAGAGGGTGTGCCCAATGCTGGTGTAACCAGAGTAGGGCTATTGGACATGACAACATTACCTGTACCAGTGATGTCGTTACTAACCAATCCTTTTGAGCCGTCAGAGAACACTGCCTTGCTTGCAGTCAACGAAGACAACACAGGCTGTGCAGTGAATGTTGCAACCCCAGTGACCGCCAACGTGCCACCAATAGAAGCATTGCCTGCCAGATACAGGTCTTTGAATTTCAACAGAGAACTACCAATGTCAACAAAGTTGGTAGTCTTAGGAGCCAACAGTACAGCGCTGGCAGTTACGTCCTGTGTTGGACCAATCTTGGTGATTGGAGCACCTTCACCTACAGCACCACCATGAGTGTGGCCTGTGCTGAGGTTGAACGCAGCTTGTACACCATCAAATTCGTTATCGAGGTCGGCAGCACTAATGACGTTTCCGTCAGCAATGTTATTACCCGTATCGACTCGTACATATCCTGTCATAGTAGTTCCTGTCTGTGTATGTAGTTATAACTGAAACAATAAAGCTGTAAAGCTTTAACGTCTGTCGTGTGTTGTATATTCCAAAGTTGCAGCGTCCAAACTGAATGGTGGGTTTTGACTGTCCGATACAAACTGCAACGACACGCTAAAAGCAGATCCGATCACCTGTGTTTCAAACTGCTTCACCAACTTGCTTCCGTACACCGTAGTACCGTAACGAGCACCAGAGCTTCCATAAAAACCTACAGTGCCAGCTTCGTTAGACAACTGAATAGTGTCTGGTTGAACACTACCCAATGTATCGAAGTCAAGTTTCAGGTTGACGGAGGTTGTAACACCACCTTGAGGATCGGTATAAAGGAACAATTTATAAAACGTTTTACGGATACGTGGATCGTTAATAGAAACAAAAGGTGTAGCAAATGAAGCAACAATGTTGTCGCCATCAAAACTATTACCATCTTCCATCTGATAGATGTACCCATCGTCGTGAGCAAAGATCAATGTCTCTGTCTGATCTTCGTAATCACCATCAGCAGCAAACGCCTTGATGCCGAGTGTTTCACCCCACGACATTGTGCTGGTGTTGTCGCCAACCATCTGTGTACCCAATACACCTTTAGCGTTTGTTGTAGAAACGTTACCGTTGTATCCAAAGATGCGGTATTGTGACTTCTGCTTAATCACACAGCTTGCGAAACTAGTGCTGTTAGAAATCAAACTGGTCATCTCAGACTGGATAGTCTTTGACACAACACCCAAGTTGAAGTCGCCTACACGGTCTGTAGCGCTAAACAAACGCAAACCTTCAGGGCCAAGAAAGATGACATCACCGCCAATTTCCTGAATAGTATCAGGGGCAACGCAACCAACGTTCTTTGTCACAGGCTGCAGCACAAAGTCTTGTAAAGTATTTCCGACAAGCTGATTGATCGTCTTGTCTGTAAAGATGATGAGTGATTCGCGGAAAGGAATGATACCAGTGATTGTTCCACCAATGGCGATAACACCAGATCCGTTAGCAGCGTTAAAGTCTGTATCAGTGTATGGCGATGTAAAAGTCAATGTCTCGCCTTTAGCGAAGAACATTTGATTCTTATGATAGGTGATGAAGCTTGCACCAATCACATCAGACGGAGCAGATGTCATCTCTGTGAAGGTGGTGCCGTTCCAAATGAATGGAGGATTGACACCGTCTACACCAGCAACCTTGTCTACACCAGCCACTCTATACTTTGTAAAACGAAGCTTTGCACCAGCGCTTCTGTCACACGACAACATTGTTAAAACAGCGTTGTCTGCAGGACTGGAAGCAAGGGCAGGATGAATAGACAATGAAGCAGCACCACCGGTTACAGTTGGTACAGCCAGCACAGTGTATACTTTTTGAACACCAGCAATAGAGAAGGTATCACCAATCTGTGGTGTACCAGTTAAGCCATCGACGTTCAGTGTTGAACCTGTCTGAGAACCACCATTCACCAGCACAGTGCCGTATGAAGGCTTAGATATTTTAGTATGCGTGGTGCCATCGGTCGAGTAAATGTCAGCATTACGATAGGACAACACTGTATCGTTCCACGCTACAACACCTTTGATTGTGCCAGTGTGAGTTGTAAAAGTGACGGCTGCTTTATCGGCTGGGCTAGAAGCCATCGAAGTAGTCAGCGTCAATGTCGCTTCTTTGTTTGTGCTGCTAAACGAAACACCGCTTGTGGCAATGGTGTATATGCCTGTAACACCCGCAATGGTCAATGTTGATCCATCACTGGGAGCAGTGTAGATGTTAGAGATGACAAGGGTTGTACCAGTTTGTCCAGATCCCTGCACCTTTGGTTCACCGTAAGCGGGAACAAACGAGCTTGAATACTTTCTAAAACCTTCAATGCGTTTATAGCCACCATCGGTAGATGGCTCAAAGTTCTTCAACAGACGAGCGCTACCGGGAGCTTGTGTACCGTGCTGAAGCGGTGACAAGTTGGAGATGAGTCCACCACGGAACTCAAACGGATATGTTTGTAGTCCGTCAGCCATTAGCGCACCCGATCACCGAAAGCAGAACTACCGCTACCAACTTGGTTAATAGTAGTGCCTCGCATGTATGTATAACGATTGACCAAGATTGTTCGCATACGTTTCAAGCCTTCTTCAAACTTGCTCTTGGCAAGGTTGGCTGCTTGTTCATTGCTACGGAACATGTATGCGTGATACATCGCACCATCAATGATGACATGACGGAATCGTTCTGGAACAGTTGGTACGTCTGTGGAACTAGAGAGATCGCTCGGAACACTGTAGTATTCGTAAACGATTTCATATGCCTGATCAGGAGGTGGAGTCACACCCCATTCTAAGTTGGTTGCTTGGAACACAGAAGTGGGAACCTTGCGCTTAGAAGTGTTGTCGCCATATTCCTGAGCAACTGCATTTTCCAAATAGTCTTCGTAAGCAACAACGCCCAGCTTGACAGTGGCATTACCGAAAGTGGTGCTTTCCTTGATGCGGAAAGTATCGAAGTCAATCGACCCTGCATCGGCTGGGAAAGCATAACGAGTTGTACCTGCTGTTAAAGTGTCTTCAGCAAGTTCATGATTGAAGGGCCATTCATAGTGTGTCTGGTTAATGTCACGAATGGAAGAGTTTACACTATCTTTGATCTGAGAATAAAAACCTTTGGCTGTGGAGAAATTACCCGATGTAAGTTCTACTTCGTTGAGGCGACGATTCACTTCATTAACAAGACTGATGTAGTCGTATGCCATGATGGTTCCTGTATATTTAAAACAACAAAAGGGAGAGCCTCGCGAAAGACCCTCCCTCTTAGGTCAGCCTAAAAGATTAGGCCAATTGGTCGCGGTCTACGTCAGTAGCAGCTTCAACGCTCTTAGAGCAGTCAACCACCACAGCCCACACACGGCCAGTGATAACACCGGGAGTACCAGAGATGGTAGTGACAACGTCGATGGTGTCAGCAGCAGCGATAAAGCCGGGAGTAACACCACCTTTGTTGGTGTTAGCAGCAGTGTTGTCAAAGTTCAAGTCGTTAGCAAACACAGTGGTGCCATCGGTAACGTCCAAGGTGTAGGTTGTAACGTCAGGAACAACAGTGAAGTTTTGAAAACCAGCAGCCAACACAGTAGTGCCAGCAGGAACAGAGATACCAACAGTAGTGCCAGAGGAAGCAGCCAAGCTTACGACCTTCTCTACGAGAATGGGAGCGTAACGTGCAGATTGAGAGATAGCCATTTTAAATTTCCTTTATTGAGGTGTGTGATTTAAAAACGGGGAAGCCTTTTGAGCCTCCCCTGTTTCATCAGGCCACGTTATACTTTGCAGTAACGATGGCTTCTGGACGCAAGATCTTACGACCGTACAAGTGCATACCGCGAACGATGTCAGCGAAGCTGTCGGGATCACGATAAGACTCAGTCTTGTTGATCTGCTGAGCAGTTGCAACAGCAGCGTCTTGACCGCCAACGATCACACCGAAGTTGGTGTTCTGGTTAGCTGTACCGGAAGTGCCGGGGCCAGTGCCGATCTTAGGCAGGTTGTTCGACACATACACACGGAAGCCGTGCAAGTTGTTGATAACCAAACCGTTTTGCAAACCGGAACCACCGAAGTCACCATTCAACAAACGGCTGTCTTCGTCTTTCAACATTTCGATGAACACTGGGTCAACGACCAACCAACGACCTTGGCTGTCAACGAATTGCTGGTCCAACAAACGACCCATACGAGCGATCACCATCAAAGGCGAAGCGGTAGCAGTGGGCAATGCGGTTGCACCGGGCAAGCGAGGAGCCAAAGGAATGGAGTGGTCACCAGCAGAAGCAGTGGTGATGTTGCTGAAGCTCGACTTGATCAGCTTCATGCTAGACAACAGTTCGTCAGAACCAGCGGTGGCAACAGCTTTAGTACCGGGGAAAGAGGTACGAGCGGTGTCAGCGGCGGCATGCAGAGCGGACTGAGTGTAACCGGACAAATAGCCCAGCACGTCTTGGTCATACTGGTCACGCAAGCGATAGGCGGCGCGGTCAGTAGCCATTTGCATGAAGTTCACATGCGAGTGAGCAGCTTCAATGTCGTCGATCTTGAAAGCAAAGAAGTTTGCTTGATCAACAACCAGAGTGAAGTCCTCGTCGTCCAGATCTTGAGCAGTGATTTGAGTGCCACGCTTGTAAGCTTGCACAGAAACTTCTGGCTCTTTGATGATCTTAACGCTGTCGCCCATCTGAGCGATCTCACCGAAGTAATCGTTGTTGGTGATGTCTTCAACCACCGACGATTTGCGGAAAGCGAGTTGTACTTTTTTGCTGTAGATTACAGCGCTGAAATTACCATTGGGCAGGTTACCGTGACCTACTGCTGAGGGAAAAGCCATTTTAAAATCTCCTATAGATATATTGGCATATAATTAAATACACTCAACACAACTACAGAGGCTGACTTTATCAGGTACATTAGTCTTCCGAAGTGCCCAACGGAAGGCAATGGGCTAATAAAACATCAGGTATATCTGACAGTTTATTGTTTTGTGTTACTGATGACGATGACAATGCACCGTCTTATTTCACCATTGTTCTGGACTAGCATTGGTTGGATGTTGCAAGCATCGGCAATACTCAAAGAAACAATGGCAATCTAAACAAGAACAACAAGACAAGTAATATAAGTCGTTGTTGTTCTTGTTAAAAGTTATACCAGACTTTTTCTGTCCGTGTCAACTGTTATCGTGCGTTGCCGCTCAGATCGTATACAAACTTACCAGATGCCATAGCTTTGTTGATGGCTTCTTCGTTAGCTTCATACTGTCGGCTAGACATTTTAGCCACCTGTGACTCGTACACTACACCTTCAGTATCTTGTCCGCTTGGAGCAGATCTCTCTGAACGAGTACGGATTCCCTGTGCAGCAGAAGTATCTTCCTTCTTCGCTTTCGCTTTGCCGATATTGCGATCAACCTTATAAAGATCAATGGCACGAGCAGCAGCACGAGCGTCTGTATCATTCTCGTATAAAGCCTGTTGCACCCACTTAGGTTGCTCTTCTGCCCAGTTATGGAAGTCATCTGTATCACGGATAGTGTCAAAGTCTGGATGAATCTTCATCAATTCCAACTCTGCCTTCTCACGTGCGGTTAGCTTCTCTTGTTCATCCAATGCCTTAAAGCGCTCTTCAATTGAAGCAGTTTGCTCTTTAGCTTTCTTAATGGCGATTGTCTCTACAATCTTTGCCACATCGGGATAAGTCTGTGCCCACTTAGCCAAATCGTCTTCACTTGTTGGAAGCTTGATTTGTTTCTCGGTAGACTGAGTTAGCTGTGTACGCAGTTCATCAATCTGTTTCTGCAGGGCCAATTGTTGTTGCTGTGAATGACGACGAAGGTCACCATAGCGTTTCTTAAAACTCTTCTCTTCTGCTGACAAATCACTATCGTCGTCAACATTTTCTTCAGAAGCTGCAGGTTTCTCTTCTTTTTTATCAATGAGTTGTTTCAACTCTTCTTCTTCACGTTCAATACGTTCGCGGTTCGCATTGCGTTTACCAAATGGTGCAAGCGCAGTTGGTTGCGACTTTTGTTCCAAGACTACTTCAGTCATATTTACCTTTTAAGTTGGGGCTGCACTGTAGGAGACAACTGTCTCGGAGTCAGGTAGCCAATGATGGTGGGTATTGTTAAGTACCAGTCTGCCCACCACAGACTCTGGTATTCATAGTGTACTACATTACTTACGAGAAGCTAAGCCTTTTTGTTTTGCAATCTTCGACTTTGGATTCTTACGGGTAATAAAGCCACCACGATAATCTCCAGTGGTATCGCTAGTGCTAGTGTCGCTAGTGCTGGGGCCAGTATCGGTAGTAGTAGTAGTATCAGTAGTGCTGGGGCTAGTGTCGGTAGTGTTGTTACTAGCAGCAGCATCGCTCATTGCATCCATTGAGTTGATACCTTCAGTGCTACCAACACCAACACCAGAAGCAGCACCAGCGCCAGTTGTACCGTAACCACTACCACCAGTATCGGCAGCGGCAGCGGCTCGGGCAGAGGCAGCATCGCTCTCTGCGTCCATTGCGTTGATACCAGTTGTACTACCAACACCAATACCAACAGCAGAGCCAGCACCAGTTGTGCCGTAAGTTTGACCAAATCCGTCATTCATTGCTCGCGTTGTACCTTCTACTCCACGTGTAGTCTTTGATGCTTCGGTTGCTTCTTTGAAAATATTGTTTGCAGTTCGGAACTGTTCAATCGGATTCTTCGGTACGTCCAATATCTGATTAAGTCCCGGAATAACAAACCCAAGAACACTGCCAATCAAACCGTTGTTTGCCTTACCGTATGCTTCTTTATACGAAGCCCCTTCGGGAGTATTCATAAAGTCGAAGGTGGCTTCTTGTTCTTTGGTCAATCCTGTATTACCGCTATCACTACCAGTGTTGCCAGAACCAGCCCCGCCCTGTGCAGGAGTTGTTGGTTGTGTAGCATCGGTAGGAGGAGTAGTGGTATCAATTGTCTTCTTAACTTTGTAGCCTTCTGGTACAGACAACTGAGGAACACCATCAATGAATGGAATATAGATGGTTTGACCAGCGTCATTAACCATTGCCACCATTTCAAAACCTTTAAGAGGTGCGTCAGCATACTGAGTTGTTGTACCCGAAGCAGCCAAGTCGTTTGTTGCTTGTTGGTTTTGACCACTGATCTGAGCAGACGTTGGTGCAACATAACCACCAGCAGCATACTCTTTCTCTTCGCCTTCGTCTTCACCAAGGATAGAATCAATCTCGGACGAGAAAATTTCATCATCCATTTCGTCTTCACCGCTGTGCAGGGCTTCAGCATCAGGAACAGAGTCGGCGTTACCCATCTGACCAATCTCTTCCATCCTCTTCAAACCCATCTTGGCTTTGTCACGAAGCTTCATCAGTGTTTCCAAACCAATGTAGCGAACCACATCGGCAGAGAAAACAACCTCGCCTTCGCTGAGCTTTGCATCAATGTCGTCCCTTACTTCTTCTTTCATTGCACCGGGCGGCACTTCGTTACCAGATACTGGATCAACAGTACCACCCTCTTGCATGACACCGCCTTCAGCGAACAGTTTGTTCATATCAGTTTGCATGATTGATTTCTTCTTTCAAATACTTAAGCTGGCGCAATGCAGCAATGGCACCCTGTGCCTTAAACATCTCATGTAATTCGGTAGCTTGCTCAAGCTTTCGTTGTTGTTGCTCAATGTCATAGTCGAGCTTCTCAACAAAAGCGTCCCACAGATGAGGGCTATTGAGCATTCCTTTAAGCTTAGGAAGAAAAGGTTTGCTCATTTTTTAAGCACCCATTGGTGGTTGAGGAGCAGCACTAAAGCCTTGTTCACCCGGCATAGGGGCAGCACCAACACCAATGTTGCCAGCACCGCCACCAGTCATATCAGCTACACCAGCGCCCGGTACAGGTGGAGCACCAGCAGCAGGAGCGCCAGCAGACGCAGCAGATGGCCCCATCAACGCAGCCTGACGAGCAGCTTCATCCATATTGTTAGTAACTTTGTCCTGATCCAGATCCATCGACTTAGCAATTTCACGGATGATGTAAGGCATCTTGGCAAACGGCATCAACGCAGGGTTGCTAACGATTTGCAAGAACTGCATCAAACGCTGACTACGCACTTCAGTAGCCATCAAGCTTTCTGTACCACGTGCATTGACTTCCAGATCGCCACGGATGGACGGATCAAAATCAAACTGCATGTTGAAGTTGAAGAAGGCTTTACCGAGAGGAGCAAGCAAGTAGTCGTCAACGTTCTTGATAACGGTCTTGATAGAACCACCAGCAGCATTCATCAGCATAGAGATGCCAGAAGCTGTACGACCAACACCACTCACACCAGTTTGACCGTGAGCAAACGATGGCATACCAGTCGATTCATCAGCAAGCTGACGGGCCTTGTCAAACAACTGCATGTTCTCTTGAGACACGTTAGGAAACTTAGTACCGAACAAGCTTTGACCGGGAGCACCGCCTTGACGACGAAACACTTTGCCGGGATAGACAGACATATCTTGACCGGGGACAAGGTTGGTTTCATCAACTTCAAAGACAAGGTTGCCCGACAACACAGCGTTGTCCACAGCCATACGCATGAAGCCGTTCATCAATGTTTGTGTGTCGTCCATGTTCTCACCAACACCAACACCAGCCAAGCTGTATGGGTTGAGTTCGTATGGAACAGCATAGTAAGGAATCTTTGAAGGCTTGAAAGGATTCAACACCAGTCGAATAATTTTGCCATTGCAATACCAAATGTTTGCCTGAAGTTCATCACCATCTTGAAACTCTTCTGGAATTTCAATTTCGTTTTCCTCAAGCAATTTAATATCGACGTTGCCCCAATACTCCAACACTTCAAAGCGCTCGACAGCAAAGTTGGGAGCGTAGTCACGCAAGTCATCTTCCCAATACTTTTTAACATAGCCTTCGCCTTGTTCAATAAGCTGGTCAATAACGTTCTTACGGAAATGAGGACGGCGCTTCAGAGCACGAAGCTGTGTGCGCGACATCTTGTGTCGCTCAATAATATACTGGCACTCTTCTGTGTTGTTTGCGTCAGGGTCCCAATAGAAGTTCCAGATAGAAACATGTGACGCTTCTGGTACAGTTTTAATTGTTGGCTTGTATTCACCGTCTTCTGTCCAGTTTGGGTATTCTTTGTTGATTGCAAACGGACCCTTCATCACACCTGTGCCAAACAGTGCCATCTCAAATGCGGAAGCACGGAGATGTTTACTTGCACCGCTCTCATCAAGCTGGTCATGGATTTTCTTTTCCATCTTCTTGGCAGCAACCATAGCGGGACTGAACGTCACAGCGCTTGGTGTAGTGCCGGGACCATCTTTCAAACCGGGAATGTCTTTCAGGTCACCCTTCAAAGCACCAAGCATTTCTTCAAGCTTGTCCAAGTCAAAGTCATTACCGATAGAAGCAGCACCTTCTTCACCAAACGGAATAGATGCAGGAGCGCCTTTAGGATCGAAATGAACAGACTCTGCCACACCTTCAGGCAACACAGATGGATCAATACTCAAAGGGAATTTGTTGTTAGAAAACAACACATCTGTGATTTGACCATACGCAGCCAGCGTCTTAGTCTTTGTCACCTTCACAAATACACGGCTCTTTTCAGTCTCAGTAAACTTAATATCAGGACCATAGATGCCACGATAGTTGCGATAGGCACGAAGCCATCTTTCTTCATCGGTACGACGAGATTCTTCAGATTTGACGTAGCGTTTTTCAATGAAGCTGATCAAATCACCAGCGGCAAAGTTGTCCTCATCCTTCGGAGAGTCATCAAGAGCCAGTGTTTTATCGTTGGATGGTTTGTCAATAAGTGCCATAAGTGTTCCAAATTATGAAGAAAGGTATAACATGTAGCGATTTAATAACCAAATACTTCATCTGCTACGACCTTACCTGTCCTCTGTGACATAGGATCGAAGTCAAAAAGACCGCTACGTGGGCGTGACATTACGCCATAACGCAACGCATCATAGGTGTGATCGTTGCTTACTTTAGTATTGATGTCTTCCAAATTGGTCTTATCGATAGGCAATGTAGGAAGATCGGCAATGATTTGTGTACAGGTATTGAAAAATACAATGCGCGGCTGCTCTGTATAGGTATCAATCTGCAGACGACGATGTATTTCGTTCTTACCAGCGATGCGACTACCAGCAGAACGGTCAGCAGGTCGCCAACGACAACCCTTCATTATCATCCGCTCAGCAATAGACGGTCCTGTATCGCCACGTTTGTGCCAGCATGAGCTATCCAGCACCCCATAACGAATCTTTTCCCCGTCTTCAGCCTGCATAACCATGACAGCAAGGTCTTCTGCCAGCACTTTGCTGACATAAAGCTCCCTATACACCACCAAACTATCATCTGGAGCCACAGCAAACCACAATACAGCGCTGAAGCTACCATATCCGTAGTCACAAGCCCTGAATCTGGGCCAACTACTAGGGATTGTGTAGGGTTCTACAACGTGAATAGCCCTATTGAACTCAGAAAACGCTGCACCCTCTGCAATATCCCAGTTGCCTTCAAGCAATTGCTTACGTTGGTGCTCTGGTAGAGACAACAACATGGTTTCGTAGTCACCAGACTCAGCCAAATAGGGGTTGTCTGCCAGTTTAGCCGAGATAAACTTGCGTTTGAACAGCGGCTGTCCCTCTTTGCTGTGCCCTTTAGGGTATGTCAGCATGTCACCTGTCTCAACATCGGTAGCCCAGAAGCTTTTACCGGGTGCTGCAGGCACAATGAACATCTTTCTAACCCATTGATGACCGGGACCACCGGGGTTGGTGGTGGCTCTCATGAACACAGGCAGATCTGGCGCTGCTGTACGCAGACGAGAACGCATATAGTTGTACGCAAATGGGGTAGGCCACTGTGTTAGCTCGTCCCAAGCGATGTAGGAGAACGACAAACCCTGATAACGCATGACATCTTCGTCACGGTCAAGGTAGGACATCCACAACTTACCCCCACTTGGATGCTGCCATTGCATCTTTCGCTCACTCCACTTGATGCCGGGGTAGATTTTTGGATACATCTCCTGCGATTTCCAAATCAGTTCTCGCAATTCCTCTGTAGTGTGTCGAAGAATTAGTCCAGAAAACTGTGGGTGTGCAATGTAACGCAGAGGATCTGCAAGAATGGCATAGCTTTTACCGCCACCCGCAGCACCACCATACAACACTTCTCGTTCTGAAGCAGCTAGGAAGTTTGTTTGTGGGCCGGGGTTGGGTCTAAATATGACGTTGTCCCGCACAGGCTCAACAACTTCAATCGGACTTGGCTGTGAAGTGTTGTCTAAGTTGGACGAATCGATCACTATCGAAGAAGCTTCCGTCTTTTGTTCCGAGTCTTTCTTCGTACTCTTGCGCTTTCTTAAGGGCTTTTTCGTACCCTTCGGCAAGCTTTCGATAAGTAGAGGATTTCCTTTTGTGGGACTGTTCATTCTTTATACGTTTCAATAAACCAACATGACTAATCTCTCTACCAGTTACATTGGTGAGCCATGCTGCCACTTGCCTAGAGCTATACTGCTTTAAATACTTCTTAGCTTTTTCCAAAGCATCTAGCTCAAGCGCTACAGGTTGCAACCATCCATCGTCTTCACTGTCTACAACATAACCAAATGGAACGGTGCGGGACAGTCTTGGTATCTTAACATACTCCTCTTTTGATGTAGGCTGTGGTAGTACAAAAACACCTAAGCCAAAATCAAAGGTATCCTCACTCATCCACAGTTTCCTTAGCAGGCAACACCATAATGCCACCAGTGCTTTCAACTTGCACCTTCTCAGTTTTTACCAAACCAGCACGGTCGAGCAAGTCTTTAGCAGCAGACATCTTCTCTTTCAATCCGAGTTCTGTAGGATCGTCAATGGCACCAATCATAGCCACTGCAGCCTTTGGTGCTGCCATAGCAATGTAAAGCTGTGTAGCTTCAATGATTTCTTCTTTGAGATAGTTGGTCAGGCTTCGTCGGCTATAGCCTTCAGAGAAACCTGCCATACGCATGGCGTGACTGATGTTGCCGCCAGCTTCAGCGAACAACACCTCAAGGAAACGCTTATGTTGATCTGTAAGTTCTTTTGCCATATGTCATTTCGTTATACAACTACTGAGTAATCTTCTTCTGTTCGGATTGTGACGGTGACAGCACTGTTATCACTAGCTAGTCCTCTGAAGCTGTCACCAGCCTGCAGAAAGAAACCGTCTGTGATTTGTACAATACCATTTGCAACAAGTGGTGTTTTCTCTGCAATGGTGTAATATGTTGAAGAAGTAACATCATACCAATCTAGTGAAAACGTAACAGGAAATGACAACATATTTGTAATAACAACGCTTGTAATTTGTGCGCTGTATCTAGAAGGAACAACATAAACATCACTGTTTGTTGTTGTTAGCTCTTTACCAATTGTTCTGTTTTTTGTTGTCATCTTGAAATTTCTTCCCAATCAATTGAAGCATGAACTTGATCACCGTTACTTGATCCTGAACAAACAAGACTGATCTCGTAAGGGGTAGATGTTAAAAAATTGCGTTCAAGCTGAGCAGCAAACAAAGCTTCTTTAAGAATATCGATAGTGCTAGAGCCTTGATTGGACCCTTGGAAGTACCCAGAAGCCAACACCCTACCTGTACCTGCAGTGAAAGAAGTACCTGTGATGTTATATTCTACTGACGAGTTTGCACCAGCACTAACCCAAGTACCAGCGTTGGTAGTGCCCTGAGCAATAATTTTCCATTTGTAATTGGCGTTGTTTGTGATACCAAGTATTGATACTGCGGTCATGATGACAATGCCGTCCAACCTAGCAGACTTCAATCGAATTGACACAATGGGATAGTCAGTACCTGCTGTAGTTAATGTATGAGGGGCAGTAATGGCTGTACCAATCGATAGCTGTGATCCACGAAGTTCATAACCGCCTTCAGAAATAACAGTTGAGCAAACTTGCTTGAGTGTACTAGAAACTCCAGTGGTTGCATTGTTTGTCATTTCATATCGCAACGGCAACGAAGCTGTTGTGATGTATGTTGTAGTGATGATGTTGGCGTGATGAAAACTATGTACTGGAACAAATACACCATCAATGACAAATCCTGTTCTAACTGTTCCAAGTCCAAGCCATTCAATGTCCATGTACAAGATTTGAGCCTTAGTAGCATCCAGCGTAATACCAGAACGACCTGTACCATCAAGCTTGTCTTGATTCCAATTGGTCTGAGCTATACGAGTATTTACAACAGAACCAGACACGCTACTGCGCTCAACCATGTACAAAGTTGTACCATCTCGCTCAAAGTAGATGCCATTTGCTGCACCGAAATAACCAATACGCTGTCTTAAGTTTGCATTGGCTGTACCAAAAACAAACGTGGACATAACCAACAAACTCTTTCCCGGTTGGTATGCAAACACTTTAATGGTTTCACGAACAATTTGATCACCACTTGCAGATCCAACCGTTAGATTGACCAAGCCTTCGTTTGCATTGAAAGTTGCGGCTGCTGTGCCAGTGATGGAATCCACCCAAAGGTTGTTATCGGTGAATCGATGCGATGAGTCAAACAGCGTCAATGGGCTACTGATGCGTAGTCTTCCAAATGCATCGACGTTTGTACCACCAATGCTAACAGTGTTGCCACTACTAGCAATGTGTACAAGTTCTGGATAGCTGGTAATACTCATTTCTTTTTAGGCTTCACTTTAGCCTCAGACAAAGCAATTGCTATAGCCTGCTTAGGACTCTTCACCACTTTACCACCTTTGCCACTGTGCAGAGAGCCTTCTTTGAACTCTCCCATCACCTTAGCAACTTTGGCTGTTTGCTTCTTAGTCTGTTTAGTAGCCATGTCAGCATTTACCCTTTTTTACCATACCACCTTTGTTCATCTTCTTCATAGGAGCAATGACAATGGCAACACCAGCTTTACCTGCTGGTTTCTTAGCTTTGTTGGTAGCAGCCATCTTAGCCTTAACATCACCACCCTTAGCCAACTTCATACCTGTAGCTTTCTCCACAGATTTGGCTTCAATGTCGTTAGCCTTCTTGTCAGCCATATCACGAACTTCTTGAGGCAATGTCTTGTCCATTGCTTGTTTGCGAAGTTCTGTAACCTTTTGTGCGTCTGTCTTAGCCGTAGCCATAATGTTTCCTTTGAAAATAAACGAGGCCACGCCTCAAACAATACTGCCGCTCTTGTCTACACAACGAGTTGCAACAGCCTCAATAGCTTTGTCATCCCACAAAGCCATCAACTCTTTTACCTGTACAAGCGCTGCAGCTTCACAGCTTTGCTTGTCCTTATACACCACATACGGGTGCTGCTCCAACATCACACACGCTTGTGCAACGCAGAACAAAAACTGAACTATGTACATAGGTATAACATCTTTAGTGTTTTACCACTTAATTTTATCAGCCCAATAAGCAGCACTCATCTTACCCTTTGCAATGTTCTGAGCATGACGAGCTTTGAAGGCTTCGTTGCGCTT